ACCTTGTCATCGCCATGCAGCTTCCCGAGCGCGCCCGCGGTCAAACGGTCTGCAGTGCTCATCAGGTTGGTCAGCACATCCGAGCCCGTCTTCACGGTCCACGTCACGGGGTTGGAGACAAGCGCGTTCAGGTAGGTCCAGAAGATCGGTCCCGTCTTGCGCACGTTGCGGGCATAAATGTTGACCTGTTCTGGGCGTGTGAAGCTGGCGATGTTGCGCGCCATCTCTTCGATGCGTGGCCGGCCACCGCTTTGTCCGAGCAGGTTCTTGATCGCTTCCGCTTTCTGCGCGCTGCTTACGGCTTCACCAGGCTTGCCCGCTTCCGCCAGGATACGAAACGAACTGAGCGCGCGGCCGGCTTCGGCGGTCATCCCGGCAACCTGCTCCTGAATCGCCGTGTGCCGCGTGAGGGCGCGCTGGAAGGCGACAAGATCATACTCGCTGCCACCGACCGCTTTGTTCGCCAGGCCCACCAGATCGTCGGCGGATTGCACAAGCAGATTCCGTGCAGCAACCGCTTGCTCCGCATTGAAAGCGGTACCCTTGCGTCGCTTAAGCAAATCCTTCGTCCGCATGCCGAGGCTGTCGGCCAGCTTTTGCGTCTCTTCGAGCGAAATCACGCCGCGGCGCGCACCGATGAATCCTTCATTGCGTGCGGCGACTTCTTCGAGCGCCGTCTTCACATCCTCCGTCGAGTTGATGCGATCGAGATTGATGTTGCCGGCCTTGCGCGGGCCGCCCGGTGGTTCTTCAGTTGGTGGCGCGGGCGGTACGGGCGGTTCGCCACCACCGATGATCCGGTTAGCCATCGCGGCGTCTTCGGCCTGATTGCCGATGTTGCCTGCGGCGCCACGTTGTTCCGTCAGCTTTTTGGTGAGCTGCTGAAACATCTTTTTGGGCATGGTCTCGAACGGGGGTTCAGCGGCGGGCGCCAAAAGATCAGCCTGTACAGGTTGCGTCGCACGGGCAAATAACTGCTCCTTGGTTGGTGGAGGGACTCCCTGGAAACCCGGCAACGCCGACTGCCCCGGTTCCGGCAGGTCCGCAATCGCCTTACTGTATTGCTGCAGCATTTCACGGATGGGCTTCGGACTGCGCGCCTTTCCCATGAACTCCAAAAGTTGTTCTTGGAATGGCGTCAGTTCGCGTGCCCCAAGTTGCTGCTGTCGCAGGTAGTCTTCGATCAGCATGCCTTGCTGTCGGAGTTGGGACAGCTTGCCGACTGCGGCAGCGACGTCTTCGCTGATGTCCATTGGCGGACGCACGCCGGAGGCAATCAATTCACGCGCCTTGGCGATACTGGGCAGCGCGCCGAAGATGCCGCTTTCCGCGTTGCGCACGTTGGAATCGGTCGACTCCGTGAATGCCTGGACCATGCGTTGCCCCGCTTCCCCGGGAAATGCGCGAGCGAGCAGTGCGGCCTTGATGCGCTGCAGGCCAATCGGGTTCAGTCCTGTCCCTTCGGCGGTCTGGAGCGTCGCCCGTTCGTTCGCCGGCAGATCCTTCAAGAAGTCGCGTACGATGCCCGCGTTGCGACTGGACGCCAGCGCCTGTTCCAGCGTCTGCGTTTCTCCAACGTGCAGCCCCATCGCGACTTCGGGAGAGATGGCGCGAGCATCCCGCGCGGCGGTCTCTGCTGGCGACATACCGAGGCCGGCCGACACGTTCGCTTCTTCGGCAAACGCCTTGCGGTCGGGTACGTCGGTAGTGCGCTCGCGGACAATCACAGGGTCCTTCACGCCCTCAAAGTCTTTCGCTGTTAGGCCAAACTCCTGTGCTCGCGCCTGCTGATCGGCTTGAAACTGTCGATAGCGGTCGGGCACGTTCTCGCGGGCATAGCGGATGCCTCCGACGCGCCCGTTGCCGCTTTCCACTTTGAGGTCAGGCCCAACCAGCGCCGCACCGCGGTCCAGAAACTGCTCGCCGGCCAGGTATTCGCCGGCATCGAGGTTCTTCCCGATCTTGGCAATCTGCTCGGTGCTGGCGGCACGCGCACGGTTGCGCGGCTGCACGTCGGGATGGTTGGTCACCAGGTCATCAAGCGGCAGGAGGCGGTAGCGCGCTGCGTACTTCTTGCCGGGTGTCGCACTGAAGAGTTCGACGCTACGCCCAGTCGGCGCAGATGCGGGCACTTCCGCCGTCTTGGGTTTCGGCTTACCCTGAAACGTCCCGGTCTCGCGCTCATACTCAACCTTGGTCGCGTCGGGATACCGCTCCTTCAGTTGGCGCAAGACATCGCGGACGGCGCCAGGACCACCAGCAGCTTCGTCGTGGAATTGTAGCCAGTCGACGGTGAGCGCCTTCGACTTCGGATCGTACGCCGTACGCAGTTCGCCAACGGGTTTCCCATTTTTGAGAATTGGCGTGTGTTGCAACAACTGATTCGGCTTGTAGACGTCACCCATCAGTTCGCGCATGGACTCGGGCGGACCTAGTTCGACGTTCGGCGCTTTCGTCGCCTTCGGCGGTGCTTCTTCAGCCACCCTTGGTGCCTCGACCGTCTCACGCGGCAGCGTCCACGTCCTGCCACTCGGCAAGGCGATCGTTACCGACTTGTCGTCCAGCGCCGTGACTTTGCCTTCGACTTTCCCCTTCTCGCCAAACTTGATTGGAGAACCGACTTTCAGGCCGGTCGTTTCTGGTTCCGGTGCGGCTGCTGGTGGCTGCGTCTCGGGAATCTTCTCGGGCGGGACGAACGTCGCCTGCGTTTCAGGAACTGCCGGCTCTTCTGCCGGTGCTGCTTTCGGTGCTTCGACGGCCGGCGCGCGTTCCCCAATGCGCGACGCAACCGCTTCCGCAGCAACGCCGGGCGCCAGAAATGGCACTTGTTCTGCGGCGACACGACCAACCTGCGAGGCGAGCCCTTGGCCTGGAATCGCACGCTGAATCGCCGGTTCGGCCAGTTCTTGCGCCTTTGTGCCTGCAGCCATCTCGGCGGCGACGCGTGCAGCGCCGGTCAACCCACCACCAAGGGCACCGCCAATTCCGGCGCCTTCGACGGCGGCTTGCATCATGGGAGCCGGTTGGACGCCAGGCGGCGGTGCAGGCGGCATCGCGGTCTGCTGCTGGGCTTGCGCCGCGGCGGTACGCTGGTGCCACGCAGCAATCGCCTTCAGTTCGGCGTCGTCTGGTGGTGATTCTGGCGGTTTCAAATCTGCGGCGTACTGAGGGTACTTGGCAGCAATCCGCACGCGCAGTACGCGGTCAGGTACATCCGCGTACTGTGGGTACTTGCTGCGGAGGCTGTCGAGCAAGTCTGGCATCGGCTATCGAATGCCCAGCGGATCGTTGTCAGGCGTTGCCGCTGTAGCGCCAGTGGAGCCACCAGAGCCGATTTCTGCGCCAATGGCCTGCTGCGGGTTGAGCGCAAGCAGCTTGTTCACGACGCGCAACTTTTCGGGCGTCATGCCCGCCGCGCCGTGCTCCAGGTACTCATCGAGAATCTTGGCTTCTTGTGCTTTGATCGGATCGCTCGCCTTGGGCTCCTCGTATTTCAATATGGGCGGCCCCACCATCTTATTCGTATTCAGGTCTAGCACACCGTAACCAGGCTTTTGTGTGCCGTCTGGCTGCGTGATCGGCACATTGTCGACAACATGCAGCTTCATCGGACGATGCTGGTTCGCGTAGTCGTGCTCGATTACGTACGAGGTGATGTGGCTTAAGTCCTTGGAATCGATCCCGCTCAGTTGATCGGCGTCCGCACCGAAGACTTTCGTCAGCAACGCCACGTTGGGCTTGCGATCCTGTTGCGCCAATTCGTGCGTGACGTAGGCGTGCGGATCCTGGAGAAACAGGCTGCGCTTCTCTTCAGGCAACGATGCGGCATACGCGTCACGATCGGTCGTCTGCTGCTCCAGCGCCGTGCGCCGCGCGTGGTAGTCCTGCAACCGCTCCTGATAGTAAAGATCGCGCTGCGTCGGACTGCCAGCGCCGAACCCTGCAGTGGCTCCCAGCAACCCGCGCCCGATGATTTGTGGTTTGCTCCGGTTCGGTGAGGTCAGTGCCGCGCCGGCTCCCAGTGCCAACGCCGGCAAGATGTGCGGCAGCAACTGCATGATGGTGCTCTGCTGCTCCGGTGCGGCAGAGGGCAGCATGGGGGCGACGCCGCTATGGAGCGCGCCAATAGCCTGTTCGATCAGGTCGTCGGCCATGAGCTTACTGCTGCGGTCCCGCAGCGCCACCCATCTGCGCGGCCCGCATCGCCATCGCAAGGCGCTGCTGTGGCGACACGTTCGCCATTTGCCCGGGCTGAATCGTCATAGGCTGTTGTTGACCTTGCCCGAACGATTGTCCGAGTTGCCCGATGAGCTGCGAGAGGCCAAGGCTTTGCATGAGCTGCTGTGTGCCACCCGTCGATGCACTGGTAGAGCCGCCACCAGAACCAAAACTTGACATGCGTTCATCCTCCTTGTTGTTGCATCAGTTGCAGCCGTTGCGCTGGTGAGAGCGCGGCGCGCGCAGGACCAAACTGCGGCGCTTGAATGGGTTGCGGGCCGGCCAGATGCGGTGTCGGTGCCAATGGTCCCGGTCGTAGATCCTCGCGCAACTCTTTATAAGCCTGCATGGACAGATTCGCTGACTTGCCGGGGTTGTTGACCACCGCCTTGCCTGCGGCGCCCAAACCCTGACCAACTTGGCTCAGATAGCCGGGACCGGCGACGCCACCGAGCACGGTTCCGGTGCCTGCGCCCGCTCCACCGAGCCCTGCGGCCGGTGTTCCAAGCCCCGCAATGCCCGCTGCCCCTGTCCCTGCAGTTGGCGCAAGCACGGTGCCGGTGCCGGCCGCCGCGCCACCGAGACCGGCAGACGGCGCACCAAGACCCGCAACGCCCGTAGTGGCACTTGCGCCACCACCCGCCGCACCGCCGCCGACTAATTCTTCGATACCAGACATTCTCGTCTCCCTACTTCGACGTGCCCGCCGTCACCTGTCCGCCACCGCCCGTCGCCGTTCCGAGCGCGTTGCCCAAATAGCTCAACAGTTGGAACGGGTACTCCTGCTGCAACTGAGCGTTGGCGCGCTGTGTGTCGAGCAGGGTTTGCGCTTGCGATTGTTCGAGCGTGCCTGCACCGAGAAGCTGTTGCCCCGGTGCGGCTATCGCCCCTTGCGCACCCGGCACCAAACCCGACGCCTGTAACTGCCGGGCACGTTCATCTTGATAGTTCGTCCCGTAAATTTGCGCGGCGAGCCCCGATAGATTCTGTCCGAGCCCGAACTGGTTATAGGCTTGCTGTTCCTGCGCGGCAGATCCGCCAGCCACGCCGCCCTGCTGGGCTTGCGCCATGAGCGACGGTGCGGTTGCCATCTTGTACTGATTGGTCAGCGCCGAGGCCGCGTCGTTATACGTCGCATCGAGATAGGGATTGCTGTTGAGATAGGCGCCGCCAAGTGTTTGACCGATCTGCTGCGCGTTCGCACCGGCCAACTGTGCGGATGGCAACGCACCACCCTCCAAGGCTGACAACCCTGCCTGTTGCGCGGCACTAAAGGGCGCGACTTGTTGCAGCAGCCCCGCGGGCATCGCGGTGAGGGGAAAGGGATTGGCCGAAAGCACATTGCCTTGAGCATCAGTCGCGCCGGGTGCGATCAGTGACGTCCCGGTGCGCAGAAACTCTTGCGCATAGGGCAACGCCCATGCCGGTACGGATTGTTGCGTTGAACTCCGACTACCCATGCAACTCCAACTCCTTTCGTAGACGATACTCGCAGACGCGCGCACCGAATTTTGCCGCACGCCGCGCCCACCCCTGCCGAGCCGTGATCCATTCCCACGCGACAAAGCCGCGATCGAGGGCCAACTGTTCAAACTCCGGCAGCAGCATATCGAGGACGCGGAAGTCGATGTTGCAGAGCCAGACAAACCACCGCAACGGCACTTGCACGAAGGGATCTGTCAAGGCGTAGGCGATTAGAAACCCGTGTAGCCCTTGCTCGCCATCGTGCGCCAGAAAGCATTCCGTGGTGGATTGTCCGATGAAGCCGCGGACGATTTCAGCACGCACATGCTCTGGCAAGCAATGCGACCCCGGCGCACTCTTGTCGTGAATCCGTTGAATCCCGGCGCGCATCCACAACCACACGGCCTGCAGCAAGTGCATGTCGACGATCTTGCACATATGCAGGCCGGTTCGCCCGCACGGAATGACCAGTCTATCCGCAAGCGTGAACGGCTCAATCCGTTCGGTATTGAGGGCATGCACCGTCATTTTCCCTGTCCGTTACTGAAACCGCCTTGGCCCGCGCCGCCGTAGTTCATGCCGCCGTAGGGTCCGTAGCCGGTGCCGGCGCCGGCTGCGGTGCCCGTCATGCCGAAGCCGGGATAGCCGCCCATCGGCGTACCGAGGCCATTCTGACCGACATTGCCGAACGCTTGCTGCAACCACATGGGGAATCCCGTCTGTTGCGGCATGCCGACACGCTGCCCGGCCATCGGTACGGGCGTCTGCGTCTGCAAACCCTGCATGGCGTTGCGCGCGGCAATGAGTTGGCGCGTGGCATCCGCTGTCGAGACAGGATTGCCAGAAGCATCGGGCGCACGGTTGAGCAGGTTGTTGTAGGTCTGCGATGCGCCGGCTCCTAGCTGGGTCGCTTGCGCCGTCGAGGGCACGCCCCATTGTTGTGACGGTTCGTTCCCCATATCTACTCCCTTCAGTTGGCTCCAATGTTGGTCCGGTACAGGGTCGCACTGGCGCCGCTCTGACCGGGCGCCGGCAGTTCGAGTTGCGGTTCACTCAGCACGACTTGCCCGTTCGCCACCACAGCACCTGTTGCACGTGCAACAATCTTGACCGACGTCGTGCCACCGGGAATGACCGCCTGCGTTTCGACGCGCCCGATGGTCGGCGTGTTGTTCTGATCTAGCGGCTGCGTGACGAACATGATGACCGCCGACGAGCCCGCGTCTTCGACCACCCACAGGAGCGTGCCGCCCGTCAACTGCCGCGCGTCCATGAATCCCGAGAAGACGTAGTTGAGACCGGGCGTGACCGGGACCGCCGTACTTACGACGTCAGCCGTTCCCCCCGGCGCGGCAAGCACGAAGCCCCGACCACCCCCGATCCCTGCGGCGTCCGTAACCACCCACGGCGCACCGACTGTCCAATACGTCCCGGGGTCCTTGACGTCCGAATCCGGCACGAGATTGCGCACCGAGACTTGCGCCAGCAACCAGTTAGCCGTGTTGCGGAGAATGCCAAGCTGATTCTGCAGGTACACCGCCAGCGCCTGCAAATGCGCTGCGATCTGTTGCTGCTCCGCATTCAGCATGTCGACCGCGCGGGCCATGCCGGCGTAGTCGCGCGAGACCGGAATCTGCGCGGCCGCGGGCGGACGCGGCGGCGGGACTTCACGAATCGGAACGGGCATATTCAGCCTTCTCCGCGGCGGTCATGGGCCACTGTTCCAGCATGTGCTGTCCGTACTCGCAGACGACGTGATCGCGCCCGAACTCCCGATGCGACGATTTGCGCGAACACCGTCGCTGGCTGCTGGGCGAACGCGCGCCACAATTCAGGAGCGTGCCAGGTTCGTCGCAGACGTCACACAGGTACATCAGACGTTCCCCGCTTGCTGAATCTGGAGTTCATAGTCGGCAATTTCCAAGTCCGCGAACGCGGTAATCATAAGCCGCTGCAACCGCGCCGTGTTTACGACGTTGAACCACCCATCGGCCGACAACGCGATCGGCGGACCTGTGGTGTAGGTGCCGGCCGGCGTGTACGTCGAGAGCGTGTTCAGCACGGGCGGCGCCAGCGTCTGCCCACCTTGAATCGTGAATCCCGGGCGGACGCGCGAGACTTGCCACATGAAGTGCCTGTCGCCAATGTCGCCGGTCACGATGAACGACGGATCGCGCGGCACAAAGACGGTGTTGGCCTGCCCATACGCCTCGATCATATCCGTTCCTTGAATCACGACACCGGACGCCACGCCCTGCGTGTAGGGAATCGGCCCGTCCACCGTGCATTCGATGTCGAGCGCACCCGGCAACCACGTTTGCGTGCGGACGTTCAGCGACAGATACTTGTCGTCGTGCCCGTCGTTGCCCACGGACGGGTAGTGCCACACCACCAAGTCGCGCGCTTCATCGAACCGGCCGGCGATGTTCTGAATGGCGGCGACGTTCAGGTTGTCGAAGAACCATTCGCGGACGGGATTCGGCTGTCCGATGCGATTGATGGAAAACCCATCGAAGGTGTAGAAATCGTCCGGCCCCACGAAATAGTGAACGTCCTGCACTTGAATCACGCCCGACTGGCACGGGGCGCCGACTTGCGCCGAAACCTTGGTGAACGTCCAGAGCAGCGAGGGACCAACAAATGTGCCGAGGAACGTCGAGTTCTTCTTGTAAATTACCATGCCTGACCGCACCGAGCGCATGGCAGTAATAGGCCCCGATGTTTGTTCGAGCGTTGCGAAGACGCTTCCAAACGTAAAGTCGCCATTCCAAACAGTCGGGTTGCTAGATGCCCACCATGTCGCGGAGTTCGGTTCAGCGAGAAAAAGGTAATAGTCGGCAGCAGCCACGAGCGACGCGTTTGGTGGTCCGCCTCCTAATGGCGACCACGGCGTTGGCGTGAGAATGGAGGCTTTCGTTGCCGCCCACGGAGGCCCAAGCCCGTTGGCGGCAATTATCAAGTCCTGAAACACCGCGAACGACCAGAAGAACGCGCTATGGCCGGCGCCGATGACTTGTGTGATCCAGGCGGACCCGGGCGGCGATTGCACGTTCAGCGTGGAATCCGTGCCGGCGACAATGACCGACGTGCCATCCGAGAACGACAGCGACGCCGCACCCTGCGACGCTTCGGGCAACGACGGGCCGACGCTGAGTCGTGTCGGCAACGTGCGGACGCCCTTCACGGAGGGGAAGAAGCCCGACGCGTCGAGAATGATGCCCGAGGTCGTAGGATCCAGGTCGGGCGCGAATCCGGCGAGCTTGCGATGGTCGAGACTCAGCGGCATGGACTCACAAGTAGGGCCGCGTCTGCGACGGGCCACGCATGCGGCCGGTCAGGTCGAACAATGACTGTGCCTCGCGCGCCACACCAAATTGAAACTGCTCTGCCCGCGGAATGTCGTTCAAAAATTCCCGGCAGATTTCCGCGCATGCCGATCGAATGATGAGCGACGCGGCGCCGTTCTCGTCGACTTCGGCCGTCCAGAAGTTCACGTCTGTATCAGCAACGGGAGCAGGCGGCGACAGGTTTGACATGAGTTCCAACGGGTAGGGCAGGTTCGGCGTCGGGTACAACCGAATGGTCGCGTTGTAGGTCGCCCAGTACGAAGGAATCGTCTGGAAGGGCGGGTTCAGCACGTCGGCATCGAGGATGTCTTGGTACCAGTCGACGCGCGTGAGCGGAATCCAGATCGTGTTCAGCAGCAACCGGATCTTAACGATATTCTGCGTCGCCTTCAGATTCGGGTACGTCCGCAGCGAGTACGTCGACTGACCCGGGATGCAGGTAATGCTGTAGTCCAACTGTTCGGACGGTTGGAAACACGCTTTCTGATAGTACCCGATGCGGTCGAGGACGTAC